TCAACACGGATATTTGGAAGTTGTCGGAGCGGGAATGGGCAATCGTTCGAAGCTTGGGAAATGACGATAGATGAAGCACAGGCGATTATTGCCAAAACAGACAGCCCGTATTTGAAGCGGGACATGGAGAAGTTTATTAAACGCCAGCAGAGAAAGGAGGGCACGTATGGCAAGGCCAAGAAAGGAAATAGACCAGAAGCAGTTCGAAAACCTCTGCGGCCTGCAATGCACGCTTGAGGAAATCTGCGGCTGGTTTGATGTGACCGATAAAACACTGGATAGTTGGTGTAAACGCACCTATCATGCCAGTTTTTCCGAGGTATTTAAACAAAAGCGAGGAGCGGGGAAAATTTCACTGCGTCGGAGCCAGTGGCAGCTTGCGGCAAAGAACGCAAGCATGGCTATTTGGCTGGGGAAACAGTACCTTGGGCAGCGTGATATTGTTGAGCTGGGTTTGCCGACGGACAACACAAAGGACGACGCATTGAGCGTGAGCCTGCGTGAAATGGCAGAGGGGTTGGAAAGCGATGATTAGCGCAAAGCAGCAGAAGATCCTTGCCTTCCCCTATTCCAAGTATGACGCGCTGATCTGTGACGGCGCGGTGCGTTCCGGCAAAACCTCCATCATGATGTGGGCGTTCGTCCGCTGGGCGATGGAGAATTTCAGCGGCCAGCGCTTCGGCGTGTGTGGCCGCACGGTGGATAGCTGCACCAAGAACATCATCGTGCCGTTTACGGGGATGAGCCTTGCCAAAGAGCGCTATATCATACGCTGGCGGCGCGGCGATAAGGTAATGGAAGTGCGGCGCGGTGCCGTGACAAACTACTTTGAAGTGTTCGGCGGCAAGGACGAGGCAAGCTATACGCTGATCCAAGGCCGCACGCTGGCGGGCGTTCTGCTGGACGAAGTGGTGCTGATGCCGCGCTCGTTTGTGGAACAGGCGCTTGCACGATGCTCTGTAGACGGTGCAAAGCTGTGGTTCTCTTGCAACCCCGGAAGCCCGCACCACTGGTTTTATCAGGAGTGGATTAAGCGACACCGCGAACGGAACACGCTATATCTGCACTTCGAAATGACCGACAACCCCGGTTTGAGTGATAAGACGCTTGCGCGCTACAAAAACATGTATGCTGGCATATTCTATGACCGGTATGTGCGCGGCCTTTGGGTGGCGGCGGAGGGCGTTGTCTACAAGGACTTTGCAAACAACACCGAAAAGTATTTGATTGGGGATCCTTTGAAATGGGCAGAGGAAAACGACACCAAGTTTTCCGTCATTTCCATTGGCGTTGACTTTGGTGGTACAAAGTCCGCGACAAAGTTTCAGGCGACCGGCATTACAAAAGATTATCGTGTGGTCGCGCTGGAAGAAGAATATATCAAGAACGAAGAGGTTGATCCTGATGCATTGAATAGGCGTTTTGCTACGTTCTGCCAAATGGTTACGGCAAAGTACGGATACAGCCAGACGCGGGCCGACAGTGCGGAAACGGTGCTGATTCGCGGGTTGGATCACACCGCGCAGAAGATGCACCTTGGGACGCAGGTCAAGAATGCAATGAAACTGCAAATCACAGATAGAATCCGGCTGGTGGTGCTGCTGATGAAGCAGGGACGTTTTAAGGTTTCTCGCAACTGCCCGCATCTCATCGACGCACTGCAAACCGCGATTTATGATCCTGATAAATTTGAGGACGAGCGCTTGGATGACGGCACGTCCGACATCGACAGCTTGGACGCCTTTGAGTACAGCATTGAACCTTATTATAAAGACCTGGAGCGTGCCGGTCACATGATGGGACGGTGAGAGAGTGGATATCCGCAGAGCATTGAAAGAATTGGGCTTTGATACGGTCGACAGTAAGTTTTACTCGCTGATCGATGTGTGGAAATCGTGGTATGACGGCGATGTAAAAGACTTCCACAGTTATACGGTCTGGAACGGCATCGAAGAGCTGGAATGCCATCGGTATTCCGTCAACATGGGCAAGAAAATCTGCGAGGACTGGGCAAACCTGCTGATGAACGAGCGCGTGAATATCACGCTTGAGGGAAAGAAGGAGCAGGAATTTGTAGATGCGATTCTTGCTGATAATAACTGGGAAGTCAAATCAAACGAATCTCAGGAGCGTAAGGCGTCGGTAGGCACGATTGCCTATGTCCCCATCGTGGAAGAGATGGGAGTTGACCCAGATACCGCAGAAGTCAAAGACACTGGTAAAATCCATATCAACTATGTTACGGCCGCAAACATCTATCCGCTGACATGGGACAACGGCGTTATACGCGAGTGTGCGTTTGTGTCGAGAAAACGAGTTGATGACAGAGAGTACACATACATTCAGGTGCATAGGCTGAATGGCGGGGAGTACGACATTGAAAACCATTTGTATGACGCAGAGGAAGTCCCGCTGACAAGCGTAAGAGGATTTGAAACAATTCCGCCTGTCGTACATACGGGCAGCGACAAACCGCAGTTTGTCATTGACCGTTTGAACATTGCGAACTCTGACGAAGAAAACCCGATGGGCGTTGCAGTGTTTGCTTATGCCATCGACCAACTCAAGAGCATTGACATTACATACGACAGCTATGTGAATGAATTTGTGCTGGGTAAAAAGCGCATCGTGGTACAGCCGGAGGCAACCAAAGACATCAATGGAAGACCTGTCTTTGATAAGCGCGAAACAGTTTACTATGTGCTGCCGGAAGATCGCGCAGCCGATGGGAACATCTTGCAACAGGTCGATATGACGCTTCGCACGGCAGAGTTTAACACCGGTATGCAGGATATGCTTAACGTACTATCGAGCAAGTGCGGATTTGGCGAGAACCATTACAAATTCGACCAGACGAGCATTGCAACGGCCACTCAAGTCATCAGCGAAAACAGCACAATGTTCCGCACGATCAAGAAGCATGAAATTCTGCTCGAGCAAGCAATCACGGAGCTATGCAGAATCTTGCTCCGTATGGGAAACCATTACATGGGTGCGGGACTTAACGAAGAAGTTGAAATCAGCATTGATTTTGATGACAGCATCATCGAGGATAAAGGACAGGATTTCAACCGCGATATGCAGTTGCTTGGTGCTGGTATTATGAACGATTGGGAGTTCCGCATGAAGTGGATGAACGAGGACGAGGCGACCGCAAAGGCGGCGTTGCCGAAGATGCAGGACATGGCAACCGAAGGACAAGAGGAGGTCGAGTAATGGGCGGTAGAGGCGGAGCAGGTGGCAGTGTGGGGAGTGGCGGTTTGCCAAAAGTGCAGCGCCCTGTGGAGAGTTTCCCAGCACTAACTGGAACCGAAAAGCAAGTCAAGTGGGCCAATAAAATCAGAGATGAAGTTTACGATACACTCGTTGGAGAGATGTATAAAACAGAATCTGGGTTCAGGACAGATGCGCCGAACTATATCACATCGGCTAAAGACATGCAAACATGGGTAAAACAAACGCGAGATGCTTTCAAGATGGCTAATAGCAAAATCTTGAAAGAAAAAATAAACAATAGCATAGACAGTCTACGCAGAGCATCCGATCAGTACGGTCGCATTCGAGCGTTAATCGAAAAAGAAACAAGTGCGAAATTCTGGATTGACCATAGAAGCACACACCCTGGAGACCCTGCATGGAAAGCGTTCAAGAAGAAGATAATCGGTTATTAAGATAGCATGATTAACTTTGAAAATCTCGACAAGTTCACATTCCCCGGCGTGGGCAAGTACGACATTCCGCAGATTGAGCCGGTCAAGGTGTATCCGAAGGGAGAGTTTATCCCGGTTAATTACCATTACACGGAGAAGGACACGCAAAGCAAGATTGTTCATTTCTTCGTGGACGATTACCAATTCATTCGATATTGGAACACCCCGGACAAGTACATTCCGAAACTGTCGCAGTTTTCGGCGGTGTGCGCGCCAGACTTTTCCACCTACATAGATATGCCGCTGGCGATGCAGATTTACAACCATTACCGCAAGCATTGGTTGGCGGCATACTGGCAGCTCCACGGTATGACGGTTTATCCAACAATCTCATGGAGCGATGAGAGCAGTTACGATTGGTGCTTTGATGGTGAGCCTGTCGGCGGAATTGTTGCGGTTAGTTCGGTAGGCACACAGCAGAACAAGGAAAGCAAGAGGCTGTTTCTGCGCGGCTACGAGGAAATGATGAAACGGCTTTCGCCGGAATGGGTGATATTCTACGGAAAAGTGCCGGAGGAATGCGACTGGAATGTAATTCGCGTAAAACCGCACTATGATGAAATCGTGAAACGGAGGAATACAAATGAAATATCCGTTTCAGCCGGAAATCCTTGATGCCCTTCCCGAAGAACTGGCAGAGCTGTACCGTGGACTTGAGGCGACGCTGCTGACGGAGATATGCTCCCGGCTAAAGCTGCGGGACGAGTTGAACGAGGTCACGGTGCAGGACATCAAGGCGCTGCGGTCACACGGCATCGATCTGAAAGAGATTGAGAAAGCCATACGACAGACTACCGGCATCAGCGAGAAAAAGCTGAACGCGCTGATAGACGATGTGGTGGAGCGCAACCAAAAGTATTACACCGAGGTCATAGATCTTGCCCGTGTAACACAGCCTGACGTGCTGGTGGATGCAACCACCATTGACGCCATCAAACGGCAAACATGGGACGGGTTCCGAAACATCACCGCTTCGATGGGTTTTTTGGTAGACGCAGGGCGGACGATGCGGCCCCCCGCAAAGGCGTACCAGTGGGCTTTAGATGCCGCTACGTTGAAAGTAGAAAGCGGGGCGATTTCTTATGGGCAAGCCATCAAAGAAGCCGTTAGAGAGCTTGCAAGCAGCGGTCTGCGCGTGGTGGACTATGAGAGCGGACACCGTGACCATGTAGACGTAGCTGTCCGCCGTGCCGTGATGACTGGCGTATCGCAGTTATGCAGTAAGTACACGGAGCAAGCGGCGGAATACCTTGAGACACCATATTTTGAGGTTTCCGCCCATGCCGGCGCGCGCGACAAGCCGGGGCCGTCTCCGTGGTCAAGCCATAAGAACTGGCAGGGAAAGGTTTACAGTGTCCGCGACGGGGATATTTACCCGAGCATCTATAAGGTTTGCGGTCTTGGTGCTGTTGATGGTCTGGAAGGTGCAAACTGCCGACACAGGCGGTTCCCGTGGGTGGAAGGTGTTTCTGAACGTACATACACTGACGACCAGCTCAAGCATATAGACGATGGACTGGGATGCACCTACGACGGAAAAACATACACAGCGTATGAAGCAACGCAAATGCAGCGGCGTGTGGAACGGGAGATTCGAAAGCTCAAGCGCGAGAAAGCCGCCTACAAAGCCGCAGGATTGCATGAAGATGAGACAGCGGTAAACATACGGCTACGGCGGCTAAACGCTAAATACAAGGCGTTCAGCGCGGAAGCTGGACTGCCGGAGCAACCGGAGCGGATGCGCGTCTATTTTACGGATGACGCAACAATCAAAGCGGCAAATTCCATAAAAACGCAACGAGCAAAAGTGGCAGAGGCTTACGCTAAAGACGATAGAGACACTCTTAAGTTTTTCGGCGCAGACGCAAGAGATAACTTGAATTCTATTGTGAAAAGACGTACAATGAAGCTGGAAAATGGCTTTGCTTGCTTCCCGGACGGTGACCCGCTGAATGAAAACGTTAAAAGGGTAAAACCTCTTAAAACGTATTTTGACGTCGCTATGCACGGAAGCCAGACGGCAGTCGGATTTGGTACAAAAGAACTCAATATGTCACCGCGCTTACTTGCCGCAGTCATTCGGCATAGTAAAGGGTGGAATGGCCAGAAAGTTCGTTTGCTATCTTGCAGCACAGGCGCACGCATGGAAAACGATTATTGCTTTGCAGAAGAGCTGGCAAATGCACTTGGCGTTGAAGTGAAAGCCCCAGACGATGTGCTTTTTATTTCCGGTGCTGGCGTACTGAAAGTAGGAACACATGGGGAAGGAAATATTTTGCCGTTTACCCCAAATCAAAGAGGAAGGAGAAAGTGACATGGATTTCGGTTTTTTTAAAGGATTGCCATACAAGAATTCTATTGAGAATTTTGAAGACTATAAGAAATACAAAAATAGTATCCCAAAAGAAGCGATTTTAAGCCACATTTCCTCCCTTGATGCCGGGCTGACATCGTTGCCCAGTTTTGATATGTTTACTGGCGAAGAACTTCACGCAGGTATGTTTTGGGACGGTAAATTCACCTTCCCGTATGAGTTTCTGCATTACTACAAGAATTATGACATTGGCATCCCCTATGAGTATGAAGCGTATTTGAAAGAAATCGGGGTGGGCTGATGGATGATAAACTGATGCAGACCATCGAGGCTATTATCCGGCGCGGCAACGATGTGGAGATCCGGCGCAAGGGTGACGGTTACATCGTGTTAGAAGTCAAAAAAACAATCAAATATTCAACTCCCGCGTAATTGGGCGTGGGAAAGGGCAATAGGAGCCAACTGACTACGATTTGTAGCCGGTTGGCTCTTTTGTTTAAGTAAAACCCGCGAAGCACAGCGGTTTTTATAAAAACTATCGTCCGCAAAGAAACGCGGCCAAAGAAAAGGAGATAGTGTCATGGCACTTACACGCAAACTTTTGAAGGGTATGGGCCTTACTGATGAGCAGGTAGATACCATCATCGAAGCGCATACCGACACTGTGGACGGTCTGAAAGCGGATGTAAGCCGATACAAGGCCGATGCGGAGAAACTGCCAAGCGTCCAGAAGCAGTTGGATGACCTCAAGGCAGCGGGTGACGGCGGCTATAAGGAAAAGTACGAGAAGGAACACTCGGACTTTGAAGCTTATAAATCCGGCGTCACGGCAAAGGAAAGAAAGGCGGCGAAAGAAAAGGCCGTGCGTGCTTACTTTGAGAGCAAAAACATCACCGGCGCAAATCTCGACCTCGCCATGCGCGGATGTGGAGAGGAAATGGCGGCGCTGGAGCTGGACGGTGAAAAAATCAAGGACACTAAGGCCCTTGATGCGCTTGTGGATGGCACCTATAAGGGGCTTGTTGCCAAGGCATCCGTCCGCGTGGACATGGGCGGTCGTCTTAACGATGGCGGGAAGCCGATGACCAAAGACGAGATCATGAAGATCACCGACAGAGCGGAGCGGCGGGCTGCAATCGCCGCAAATATGGATTTGTTTAGAAAGGAAGAATAAAAATGGCTGCTGATCCTAAGCTCATTAAGAAAGCTGACCTCGCGCGTGTGCGCGAAATCGAATTTACCGAAATGTTCGGTTATTCCATCAAGAAGCTGATGGAGGCTCTGGGCGTTACCCGCAAGATCGCCAAGCAGGCCGGTACTGTGCTCAAGAGCTACAAGGCTACCGGCACTCTGGAAGACGGCGCTGTGGCCGAGGGCGAGACCATCCCTCTGAGCAAGTACAAGACCGAGGCTGTGAACTACAAGGAGATCACCTTGAAGAAGTGGCGTAAGGCCACTTCTGCCGAGGCAATCACTGATCGCGGCTACGATCAGGCCGTCGAAATGACCACCGATGAAATGCTGAAGGACGTGCAGAAAGGTATCCGCAAGGATTTCTTCGGCTTCCTCGCAACCGGTACTGGCACGGCCAGCGGTGCTACCTTCCAGGCGACCTTGGCTCAGGCATGGGGCCAGCTGAAGGTGCTGTTCGAGGATGACGAGATCGGCGCAGTGTATTTCATGAACCCGCTGGACGTTGCGGACTATCTCGCAACTGCCAACATCACCCTGCAGACCGCTTTTGGCATGACCTATGTCGAGAACTTTCTCGGTCTGGGCACTGTGATTCTGAACTCCAGCGTCCCCAAGGGCAAGATTTACGCCACCGCCAAGGACAACATCGTCCTGTACTACATCCCTGTGAACGGCGCAGATCTGGGCGAGGTGTTCAACTTCACAACCGACGCCACCGGTTATATCGGCATCCACGAGGAACCCGATTACACCAACATGACCGCATCCGATACCGTTATCAACGGCATGGTGCTGTTCGCCGAGCGCATTGACGGCGTGGTTGTCGGCTCCATCACTCCGGCAGTGGGGGGCTAACTGAACTGCTGAATGAGCCTGACCCTGACACCCCGGCTTTCTCCGGCATGACAAAAGCTGAAATGCTTGCGTATGCCGATGAAAACGGGGGGAAAGGGGTCAGCAGTTCGATGAAAAAGGCTGAAATTCTCGCAGTTTTGGAAGGAGGGCACTGATGACTTACGCAGACTTTGAATACTACTCTGGCACTTACATGGGCGCTGTGAGTGAAAATGTCTTCCCGCGTCTTGTTGTCCGCGCCAGCTCCTTCCTCGATTACTACACGCGCAACAGAGCGCAAGACAACGCTGATCTGGATGCGGTAAAGATGTGCTGTTGCGCGCTGGTTGACAAGTATGCGGTCATCGAGGCGGCGCAGGCGCTTGCCGTGAAGAACCTTGCAAACGCTGCGGCAAATGACGCGGAAGTCAAAAGCGAAACGGTAGGCAGCTATTCCAGAACACTTGCAACGGGCGGGGAATCCGCCTTGTCTGCACTCAATGCGACGGACGGGGCAAAGAAACTGCTTGCGGAAACGTGCATGGAATACCTTGCTCATACCGGGTTGCTGTATCGGGGAGGGGGGTGCTGTGGTTGTACGCGCCCCACACTATAACGGTCTACAACTCCGTGCAGGAGACTGACCCGGCGACTTTTGATGAAATCACAAAGCTGTATGTGACCATCCTGCGCGGTGTTATGCTGCAAGCCAGCAAGGCGGTCAACGTGCGTGAAAGCGGACTTGAGAGTGCGGACGCGGTAAACCTGTACATTCCGTTTTCCGTGAAAGCGGTGGACGGCACGACAGGCAAGACCAAAACTTACGCGCCCCCGCAGGCGTTTCTTGCAACGGCGGACAAGTCCGGGCTGTGGACGCTGTCTGTGAACGGTAACGGCGGGCTGACGTTCTTTGTGAAAGGCGAGTTTGTTACAGACAAAGAGGACGTGGCTATGGCACAGGACGGCTGCTACAACGTGACCAAAGTGGACGAGAAAGATTTTGGCAGCGTGGATATGCAGCATTGGGAAGTCGGAGGGGCATAAAATGTCGCTCAAGTTCTCTGTTGACGTGTCCGGCATGGACGAGGTAAAGCGGCAGCTTGCAAGGGCCTGTGGCCGCGCTGAAAGCGTTTTAGCGCAACAGGTGATGAAAGATACCATCCCCTTTGTGCCTGCGCTTACAGGCTCTCTGACGCAGAGAACACGGGTGGTTGGAAACGAGGTCGTTTATCCAGGCCCATACGCCCGCTTCCTGTACTACGGTAAGGTAATGGTAGACCCGGCGACCGGCAGCACATACGCCCCAAAGGGCGGGCACAAGGTGGTCACAGACCGAAATCTTGTATTTAACACAACAATGCATCCGCAGGCACAGGCACATTGGTTTGATGCTTCCAAAGCGCAGAACGTGGAGAAGTGGGTGCGGGTGGCAGATAAGGCGGTGAAGAAATTTGGAAAAGATTAAAAAGGCCGTGCCGGCGGCGGAAGAGGATCAGGTATCGCGCAAGCTGCTTGTGTGGCTGAACACATACCCGGAGCTGCCAGTCGACCTTATCCGCTTTGAGTTTCTTCCCGCCGACACTTCCGCTATGGCGATGTCGACCATTCAGGCGGCTTACATCGTGCGGAAGTATATCACCGGCGGTTATGTGGCGGATTATCAGTTCAAGATAATCTACCGAGTGAAGCCGGGGAACAGCAACGACAAACGGCTCAAGGCTGACGAACTGTTGAACGCTATCGGGGATTGGGCAAATGGTCAGAAACCCGACATTGGCGATGACAAGCGCGTTATCAGCATGGAGCCAACCACGCGATCGTCCCTGTTTGCCATGTATGAAAACGGGGACGAAGATCACCAAATCCTTATGAAACTGAATTACGAGGTGAATGTATAATGGCAGATTTGGAATTCAACACCACGAAGGGCCAGACCATTGACCGCGAACTGCTCATTGCGTACCTGAACACCGGCACCGTATCCGCGCCTGTGTGGAGCGCTATCGGTAAGCGCGTCGAGGACAGCAGCGAGGAAATGGACTGGAGCACCGACACCAAGCAGGACATTTTGGGCCACACATTTACGACCATGAAAAAGCCCACCATCACGCAGACCTTTGACCCCATTCCCTTGGATGCGGGCGATGCTGCGGCGGTGAAGATGTGGAACCTGGCCGTAAAAGACCAGGATGCCCAGGCGCTGGCAAATCAGGACATGATGATCGGCCACTTCTACGCCACCAGCGGCGAGGCGATGTTTGCGGAGCGCTACGACGCTTGCGCTATTGCCATCACCGGCATCGGCGGCGAGGGCGGCGGCACCCTGAATATCACCAGCGAGATCACCTATGGCGGCACCCGCACTGTGGGCACTGTGAAGAAGGGCAGCAGCGGCGCTATTGAGTTTACCGCGGCCTAAATAAAGGGGCGGGCAACCGCCCCTGTTTTGGAGGGAACACATGAAGGAATTGACAATCACCACCGGCGTACAGGAATACAACCTGAATGACAAATGCACGGTATATTTTAACCCCAGTGATCCGGCGTTTGCAGACAAGCTTTACACAGCGTTTGACGCGCTGAAAAAGAAGCAGGATGCGCGGGACGATAACGTAGAAAAAATGAGCGCCCGCGAAATGTTTGACTGGCTCCGAAATATGGACGCCGAAATGCGCGAGACCATTAACGGGGTGTTTGAGCAACCGGTGTGTGAAGCACTGTTTGGCAATGTCAGCGTGTATGCCATCGCGGACGGTGCGCCGCTGTGGATGAACCTTATGGTTGCCATCATGGACGAGCTGGACGAGGGGATTAAGCGTGAAAAGGCTTTTCACAGTGAAAAGCTTGCAAAGTATACGGCCAAGTACCACAGATGATGTACGACCTTCCTACGAGCCTTGAGGTGTGTGGAACGGAATACCAAATAGAAACGGACTTTCGCGTGATACTGGACATATTCTCGGTGCTGTCTGCTGTTGAACTAACGAGCGAAGAAAAGTGCATCGGCGTGTTGGGAATGTTTTACCCTGGTTTTTTCACGATGCCTGGGGAGCACATGGAAGAAGCGATAAAACAGTGTTTTTGGTTTATCAATGGCGGAAATGAGGAAACGCAAAAAAAATCAACCAAGTTGATGGACTGGGAACAGGACTTTCGACTGCTCATCGCCCCAATCAACCGCATAGTGGGGCAAGAGGTGCGGGCGCTTCCGTATCTGCACTGGTGGACGTTTCTTTCGTACTACGGAGAAATCGGGGATTGCTACTTCGCGCAGATCGTGCGCATACGCGATCTGAAAGCAAAAGGCAAGCTAAAAGACAAAGCCGACAGGGAGTTTTACCGCAGAAACCGCGACGTTATCGACATCAAGCGACGGTACTCGGAGGCGGAGGAAGAAATTATCAAAGGCTGGACGTAAAAAGCCGCCCCGGAGGGCGGCTGCGCGGCGGTCAATGATTTGCAATAAATGTAATGTCGTTGCCAGACCAAAAGTCCGGGGTAAAACGGATTTCAAGCGTTTTCCAATCGGCGGGGACTTCGTAGCCTATTACGCCAGACATCTTTTTCCCAGCTGCAACAGTGCCGTCCATTTGGCCTTTGTCTGCGGCTAATGTGCCGGTCATGCTCATGTTTGTGGAGTAGTCATCGACATACGCTTCGAAGGACATTATAGAGCTTATGGAAATATCTTTGCTGGATTTGTTTTCAATGGCAAATTCGCAAAATAGAAAAACGTTGCCGCTGTCTGGTGTGTAAAAACCTTCTCCGCTTGATTGGGTGCAAGACACAAATGTGACTTCAATGTCTTTAAGGGAGACAACGTCACCAACTGCAAATTCCGTTTTCTGCGGAGCAGTTGATCCGTTTCCGCCTTTTGCGCCTGTATCCCCAACCTTTTCTGGGGAGTTCCCGCCAAGCGCAGTGCCAATAATGCCGATAGCAATAAACACAGCTATAACGATCAGCACAACCGGTTTTTTCTGTTTGGCCCCGCAGGCAGGGCAAACTTTCGCAGATTTTGCAATATCTGCGCCGCAGGTCTTGCACTTAGTCATTTTGTCCATTTTCTTCCGCCCTCCAAGAAGTTTTTTGTGGTTTGTTCATAGTACCACATAAATACCATAAAAGCAAGTAGGTGATTATATGGCAAACGCGGACGGCTCCGTTATCATCAAGGCCGACATTGACGATAAGCAGGCGCAGAAAGAACTCAATGCGCTGGAAAAGAAAATAGAAGCGCTGCAGGAAAAGCTCACCAACAAGAAATCCGCGCGAGATACTTTGTTTAACCAAGCCAACAACCTGGGCGCACAGCTTGACCAAGCAAAGGCCAAACTGGCGCAGATGAAGGGCGGCGGCGAGTTCTTCACCAGCGACGCTATCAAGCAGCAGGAGGCCGCTGTAGCGTCTATGGAAAAAGAATGGAACTCCATGAATGACAAACTGGACAAGCAGAACGCCGCTATCCGCGAGGGCGAAGCGGAGCTTGACCGAATGAAAGCAAAGGCCGGTGAGTTAGGTAAGCAACTTGGCAATACCGGCAAGAACGCAGGAAAAATACAAGAAGGGTTAGACAAAGCATCCCAGGGCATGGAGGCGTTCACAAAGCGCGTAAAAATGCTGGCAAAGCGGGCGCTGGTCTTTACCATCATTGCCCGTGCGTTGGCGGCCCTCCGAGATTGGCTGGCAGATGTGGTAGCCGTAAACGGCGAAGCACGGGACGCTATTGCGCAGCTCAAGGGTGCGCTACTGACGCTGGCACAGCCGCTTGTGCAGATCATCGTCCCCGCGTTTACTGCGCTGGTCAAGGTACTGGCTGCGGTGGTTTCGTCTATCGCGAACATCGTATCTGCCCTATTTGGCACCACGGTAAAAGAGAGTGCCAATGCGGCAAAGTCGCTGAACGACCAAATGAACGCCTATAAGGGTGTAGGCAGTGCTGCGAAGTCGGCAAGTAAACAGTTGGCCTCGTTTGACGAGATAAACAAGTTAAGTAGTGAAAGCAGCGGTGGTGCGTCTGCTATTCTGCCTAATTTCAGCCAACTCGGCAAGATGGATTTTTTAGATGAAATCACTGACCGGCTGAAAAAGATAGGACAGGACATCGCCAACATTTTTAGAGATGTCAAATCGTTTATCGGCAACGTATTCTCCGGGGATTGGGGCGCGGCACTGGACAACATTGCCGACTTTGTGAATCATGCGCGGGAACTGCTGGCCGATTTGCTGGACTTTGTGGGGTATATCTTTGGAGAGATCATAGACACCATCATAGAAAAGTGCGGCCTTGCCGGTACCCCAGTGGTAGATATGTTGACCGGCATCAAGAACATTGTGCAGGGCGCGTTGGGCCTTATTTCCGGTATCCTGACCGGCGATCTGGAGAAAATGAAGCAGTCGGTTACCCAAATGCTTACCGGCGTTAAAACTTTTGTGTTAGGTATTTGGGACTGGTTCAAACTTGGGCTGACAAGTCTGCTGGACTGGCTTGACAAAAAAACAAACGGGCGGTTCCGCGAAATCATTGAACTGGCAAAAACCTATGTCAACGTTGGTATAGATGGCGTAAAACAAATTTTCGGGGGCCTTATTGATTTCTTGACCGGCGTATTTACAGCGGATTGGAGAAAAGCATGGGGAGGCATCAAAGAAATTTTCCGTGGCATTTGGAATACAATCGTCGGCGTCTTGGAGGCTGCTGTAAACCTTATCATCAAAGGCATCAACTGGCTTATAAGTAAGCTCAACTCCCTGCTGGAGAACAGCTTGCTGGCAAAGGGACTTGACCTCATCGGGATTGAATTTCGTGGCATACCGCAAATACCGGAAGTGCACATTCCCCGTCTGGCACAGGGGGCTGTTATTCCACCAAACCGAAAGTTTATGGCGGTTCTGGGCGACCAAAGAAACGGGACAAATATTGAAGCACCAGCGGATCTTATCCGTCAGATTGTAAGAGAAGAGATAACCAACTTTGGCGGTGGCGAGGACATCACGATTAAATTCACAGGTGACCTTGCACAGCTGGCGCGTGTCTTGTCTCCTGAAATCACGCGACAGCAAAGAAACAGACAGCGGGCGTTGGGGGTGTAAGAATGGCAAAACCGTATTTCAAAATTGACGGGACAGACATAATGCATTTGATCGAAAATGGAGGCATCGTTTGGACAAGAAGCGATTTGGATAGTGACAAGGCTGGAAGAACAATGGATGGCACGATGCATCGCGGACGGGTAGCCATTAAGTATAAGGCAACTGTAAAATGCCTGCCATTGTATCGCGCAGACGAGATTGATCTGATGAGGTTGATTCTTCCAGAGTTTGTAATTGTTGAGACAAATTTGCATCCGCTACATGAAATTGTATCTGCACAGTATTATTCAAATAATGTGCCGTCTACGATTTCTACGGTTGATCCTGAAACCGGTGAATCCATCTGGACAGACATTACATTCCCGCTTGTCGAAAAGTAAAGGAGCAGAAAAATGCAACAGACATCTGCACTATACAAGGAATTACTGGCTGGGGACTATACCGTTGAAACAAGAGTTGCAATTGGGGAATCAGGACTTCTCGTAGAAAAAACAGGAGATCATATAACGTTTGGCGGTACACGAATACTTATAGCGACTTCTGGCGCCGATGGAGGATACGGGGCAAATATGCTCTCAAGTGTGGAAACATCTGGGGGTCTATTTGATGGAGATGAGCCGTCCTGTGGGAACTGCATTAGTCGTGAAGTAAACATAAAAATGTTAAAACCGATTGGGCAGATACCTGGTCTTTCCCGCGTCGGAATTTATGCAAGAATCACAGACGGCACACGTGCTTCTGAATGGCTCCCTCAAGGCGTTTTCTTCATCGATTCGATTGAAGAAGATGCAGAAGACGATGATGTTAGATGGCTTCGCATCCACGGATACGATGCACTTCTGTTTTCTGAACAAGATTACCCGTCAAACACAAATCTAACGTGGCCTGCAAAGGACATCGATGTTGTAAGGGAAATCGCATCGGCTCTTGGCGTTACGGTGGATAAACGCACAAAAAACGCAATGAAAAACGAATACCTCGTGCAATATAACACTACATATTCGTGCCGAGAGTATTTGTCGTATATTGCAGCAATGTATGCAGGCTGCTTTATCATGAGTGAAACCGGAGAACTGCAACTCGTTTGTTTTTGGGACATACCGAAGGAAACGAGATACCTGATCGACAATGCTGGATTTGCCATAACGTTTGGAGGTGACAGAATCGTTGTCTGATGTAATAAACGTAAGAAAAAACGTATCATCGTTAGAAAAGCAAAACACGTTTGATGGATATTCCAAGGTCACGATTTCCGTATCAGACGAAATGGAATATAACGCAGGCACCGATACAGGACAAACGCTGAAACTGTTTTGCCCGTGGGGCACACAAGAAATGGCAAATAAAATCTTGTCGAGCGTCCGAGGATTCCAGTATCAACCGTATACGGCATCAGGCGCACATATTAACCCTGCGGTAGAACTCGGTGACGCATTTTCCGGTGGAAGCGTATACGGTGGCATTTATAAAAAAGATATTTTGCATGGGCCTTTATATACGGCCAATATTTCCGCCCCGGGTGGGGAAAAAATCAACTATAAGTACGAATACAAGTCCCCTACTATACGGAAAGCGGAGCGGCAATATAAGGAGACTAAAGCAAACCTACTTGTTATTGCCGACCAAATCAGTGCGGAGGTGGAGGCGCGAAAAGCGGACGACGAGACGCTGCGGGCGGAGCTAAACATTCAGGCCGGGGAAATCAGCGCCAAGGTAGACCGCAAGGGCGGAGATAATGCGAGTTTCGGATGGAGCCTGACAGTGGACGGATGGACGCTGACCAGCAACGGCGGGACGGTGCTGAAAGCCGATAAAAGCGGGCTGAGTGTTACGGGTAAAATCACCGCCACCAGCGGCGTTATTGGTGGCTTGACGATCAAAGACGGATATCTGAGTACCAACGGCCAGACATGGGGCGGCACGAATACCAACGGCATTTATTTTGGCCCAAACGGTATCCAGCTTGGCAAGTATTTCACGGTTGACAGCAGCGGCAATCTGACCGCCTATAGCGGCAAATTTTTGGGAACGGTGCAGGCTGGGAGCATCGACTACGGCGGCAACGCTGGGTATTTTGACGGAGCGGGACTTGCAAGCTTTTCTGTGGGCGGCGGTCAGATCGGAACAGATGCCATTGTGAACAGGCATATCACGTCCGGGTCAGTCCACCCAAGCACATGTAATGACACAATCAACGGTTACTTTGCGGATGTGATCTATGCTAATAAAGTTTTCGCCGGAAACGCTGTTATAGATAAACTAGCCTCAAACATTGTGAATGCCCTAAAGGGACTAAATTTTCAAGGGAAGTCCTTATTCCTAAGTGACGGATATGTACGTTATTGATACAGCGGAGGATGGTAATAAAATGGACAAATTCAAAATAAATAACGGAACTATTTATAAATGCCCCTTTTGTGGCCTAGCAGCTGTTGGTATCTTGTACGTGGATATTCTGGGTGTGACACTGCTAGACGCTTTAACTGCGTTCAGCGTGTCCGCCAACACGCGGCACATGGAATACATTGCAGGCGGCAAAACGGCAGTCTATGACGGCTACACAAAGATTATTGGTGTGGAATACGCCTACAACGATTCCAGCGCCGTGCGCGTAGCGCTGCGGCGACCGTATGAGGGGGAGAAATAATGCACATGAAGGAAACCTTATCTGCCGTCATCACTACGCTGAATGGTGTGGAGGTGCGGGGTAAAAGCAACCTTGACCGGCTGTTGGCGTGTATCAATGCGCTGGAAGCGCTGACGGCGGCGATGAATACTGAGAACAAGGAGGACGCTGACAATGGCTGATAAAGCGATATCCGAGCTGGTAGCAGCGGAGCAGATCAAGTCAACGGACATGTTCGTTTTGGAACAGGACGGCACGGCAAAGCGCCTGCAAGGGCAGACGCTATTAAACTGGCTGACGGCGGCGGCTGACGGTCACGGTGGTATTTCCAATATTGCCAAAACTGGTACGGATGGGCTTGTGGACACCTACACCATTACGCTGGCCGACACCACCACGAAAACCTTTACCGTGACCAACGGAAACGGCCTGACAGCGTTCGAAAAGCTGTCTACGGTGGGGCTGGTGGATACGTACCGCTTCACCCGGTCGGACGGCACATACTTTACGTTCGCGGTGGCCAACGGCGCGAAGGGGGATACTGGCGAGGCAAGTCACGTCTGGATCAAATACGCCAGCCAGCAGCCCACGGCGTCCAGCCACAGCATGGGCGACCTGCCGGATGCGTGGATGGGCGTGTATTCCGGCACGGCAACAGAAGCCCCTGATGACTGGCAGCAATACACGTGGTATCAAATCAAGGGTGAAAAGGGCGACACCGGAGCCGCCGCCACTGTGACGGGTACAACGGTTGAGTACATGGTATCTGATTCTGGGACGATTGTCCCCAGTGGCAGTTGGAGTACGACAATCCCCACCGTACCGCAGGGCAAATATTTGTGGACGAGAGTCACCACCACGTTCAACACCGGAAGCCCCACCGTCAGCTACTCCGTGGCGAGAATGGGCATTGACGGTGCGGGGTCTGTTAGTACGGTCAACGACAAATCTCCGGACGAGAGCGGCAACGTGGTACTGACCGCTGCGGACATTACCACAAGCGGGGGCGTCAGCGTGGAAGCAAAGCTGGATACGTTGGGCGAAGAAAAACAGCCGCTCTTGACCCCCGGAGAGAACATTTCCATCAGCGGCAGCGTCATCGCAACCAAAGTGCAGCCCTGCAACCGGAATCTGATAATCAACTGGTACTTCGGCAATCCGGTGAACCAGCGGGACGTCAG